TGATGTTGGGCAAAACGGCACTGGCAACGCCAATGAAATTCTTTTTACCCTCGTATACCTCAAAATCGATATACGCTTCAGGCTGCTTTGCCATTATGTGTCACTCCTTCCTTCTTACGCGAACGCCTCTTCGAGGTAGCTCGCGTCATATTCCAGGGTGAAATCGATCTCCTGGGCGGGGCTGGGCGGGGTGATGTAGACGTGGAACTTTACGATGCCCGCCATCAGGTTGCTGGTCGGGTTCTCGGATTCCAGCATCTCGGCCCTGCCGCCAAGGATGTAGCCGCTGCCCGTCAGGCCATTCAGCCAGATGTTGGCGGAATCGACGATACTGTCCACCATCCGGCGGGTCATCGGCACATCCAGGCTGCTCCAGAAGGTCTGGATCAGGGTGTTGCCAACCCAGTCGAACATGCGGCTCACCGGGATGAAGTAGTCCTTCACATCGGTGTTGGTCGGGTAGCAGGCGGTATAGTTGCCCCAGGCAACGAAGCCGCCCATGAAGTTCAGGCCGGTCACAACGCCGCCGGCATTCAGAGTGTTCGCCTGATCCAGCGTCATCACGACCTCGGAGCCGGAAGCCACGATCAGAGCGTCGCACTTCAGACCGTTGTTGGACGGGCTGACATACGGCGCACCGCTGGAGGCGTCGACCTGCGCGATCAGGCCGGCCAGCTGCGTGGAGAAGTGGAACTTCTTGTCGCCCAGCTTCAGCATCGGCCAGCAGACGATCTCGTTGACGTCGGTGAAGTTGTTGGTGTTCTTGTTGGACACGACGTTGCTGTACACCGTCACGGTGCTGGCGTCGATGTCGATCAGGGCCTTGGCCTTGAACATGCCATTGATGCCAGCCGCTTTGGTGGCCATCACAGCCGCCACGGTCGAGGACTGGGAGAAGCCGGGAGCCACGATCAGATCCGGGATCACGCCCAGCAGCGTCATGCACAGCTCGATCTTCTCCATGCCGGTGGCGACCGCCGCAGCGTTCACGCTGGCCGGGGTCACGACATCATAGGCGATGTTGAGCGAAGTCTCGCTGTAGTGGGTGCTGTCGGGCAGCAGCTCAACGGTCAGCTTGCCATCGGCGTTGTAGTACACAGAATAATCCGTGTCCTTCACGTAGGCGCTGCCGGTACCGCCGGCGACCTTCACGACCAGCGCGGCGCTGTCGATGGCGGTCGTGGTCAGCTCGACCTTCTTCGCAACGACATCCTTGTCGGCAGCTGCGACGGCGCTCTTCATAGTCGCGGGATCCAGCAGGTTGACGAAGATGGCGGGCTGCATGCCGAACAGCTTGAAGTGGCTGTAGGCGAACTCGCACAGATTGTAGGTGTCCCAGTCATCGCTGTAGCCGAAGGCGTCGACGAACTCCGCGAAGCTGGTGATCAGCTTCGGGACGCCGACGGTCGCCGGGTTCTCAGCCGACTGGATGGGGGACAGGCCGATAACGAACGGAATGCCGGTTTCCACCTGCACGGGAGTGCTGACAGCGGTATCCTGTTCGCCGACATAAACACCATGCTTAGCCATATGGTTTCTACCTCCTTTTTTTCACTTCTGCCACAAGGCGATCGTATTCGGTGTTCAGCCTTGTGCCGGGAGTGTTCACAGAAATGCGATCAGCGGCGAGTGTTTCGCCGCTGACAATCAGGTTTTTGATGCGCGGATACTTCTGTATCGCGCTTTCCAGGAATGCTTCTACCTCGGCCCGTGTGCCAGGGTAAATCGTGCCCTTCTGGATCACGCCCCGGATGCTCTGGCCGATGTAGACATGGATCGTATCTACCAATACCGCACCTCCCTCTTTATCGGCGGCAGATCCCACGTCGATACCATCTCGCCCATGAAGTAGGGAGCGGTATCATCGGGATATACCAGATCTTCAAGGCCCTCCTGCAGGTCGCATTCGAACACGTTGTTGCCGATCAGCGGGTTGCGAAGCAGCGCGATGCGCATCCGTTCCATGAGGTTGATCAGGTACAACGCGCCCTCCTGTTCATCGTCGCAATACACACAAAAAATCGAGCGGACAATGACCTTGCTGGTCAGCTGTTCGCCCGGTATCTGCTTATTGTTCGAATTCACAAGCTGATGCAGGATGTACGGCGCTTTCTTGGTGCTCTGTTGGGTGTCGGGCAGTCTGCCGATGAAAACCTCGGCAGCGCGTTCTTTCACGGATTCGGCGTCATCGCCTTTCTGGATCCTGACCGGCAGGATCAATTCAGACGTTTCGGCCTTGGTGCGTTCCTTCAATGCCTCCAGCAGGGCGACCTTGCTCAAGCCGGGTAACGGATCAATTGTGCTCATGTCATCCCTCCTACAGGCCAGCCAGAATCCGGCTGATCTCGTGATCGATGCGCTGCTCGAAAGTCTCCATCATAACCTTGTCTTCCTGTTCGATGATCACATCATTCTGCATCATGTGACCGGTGGACGGGCCGAACTTCTGCTCCACAGGTCCGCGCGTCTGGTTGATGTGCTCAAACACAGCAGCGGGACCAAACATCGGAGCGACGAACGCATGATACAAGGTTGCGGAGCTGCCGCTCTTGACGGTAGTCGTTAACCGTCCTCCTCTGGCATACCGTGTGTTGAACTCCAACAGCGGTATGACCGACCCGGCGAATTCGATACTGACGGATGTAGCACCGCCCTCGCCGCCTGAAACACTGGACTTAATCTTGCAGTGGGACATGAATCCGCTTTTTCCGATTGTGTATTCCGCTGCCGCGAATCTGCCTGCCTCGGTTTTACCCTTCTGGGCTGCGCGTTTTGCGGCGGCAGCTACGGCGCGTGTGGCAAGACTGCCATTGCCGAAGCTGCCAAGCACTTTATTGACATGATCAAGCGTATTCTGCCCGACTGATTCGACATGCACCATGCTCATTCGTCCAGCGCCTCCAGTTCAAGCCGCACCATCTTCATCGTGCAGCTGGACTGTGCGACATAGTAGCGCTCCATGAACGATCCGTCACCGATCAGGATCTTCCCGCCCTTCTCCGGCTCGATTCCATTCAGGTCATCGACATTGAAATGGATTGTGCCGGATACCATGTACAGCCCTTGCGCATGGTCGCGCATAGTGGTGGTGCGATCCTTCTCCTTCAGTTTGCTGACAACGCATTTCACGCCGTGATACGTGATGCCATCATACTTGATTGTGTACTCATCGGCGAAATGCTGTGTATCGAGAAACACATTGACGTTGTCGGCTGCTACCATGTCCTTGAAACTCACTCGATCACATCCTCAGCTTCGAGGGCGGGTACGTCAACATCGACGGCGCAGATGGCCTTGATGATGTCGTCCTTCTTCTTGCCGGTGACGTCAATCTGCATATCAGCCGCCAGCTTCTTCAGGTCGGACACGGTCCATCCCTTCAGCTCCTCGGGATCGAGGTTGCCGGTGATCTCTGCGGGGTCAGATTCGCCGGTCTGCTCAACAGCATCCTCGGCGGGCGCGGGCGCGTCCTCCTTGGCGATGACGGCGACACCGAGATCTACCAGGCGCAGGGCTTCGTCATCGTCTACGCTGATGGGCGGGTCACCAGCCGCCACGGGGACAATGTAGTTGCTCCCCTGGGGCTGATAACCATAGGTTCCGCTGATGATCTTCACAATGGTCATAGGATACTCTCCTTTCTGGCCATCATCAGGCCACGGCGTTCGGGGCATACACCCACGGAGAGTAATTCTTCGGAGCGGCCAGCGGGCGGCTTTCCAGAATGATCTCGCGGGTCTTGCGCTTGCGATCCACGAACAGATCGGGAACGCGCTTGCCGGTGATGGTGGTGTAGTTGCCCGCATCGTCGATGTGGGTGATGTGCGCATACATCAGATGGCCAGCGCCGGGCGCGGTCACCATGATCGACTTCGCGGGGAAGTAGTTGGTGGTCGTGCCGTCAGCTGCCTTGTACTGCTCATCCACAACGATGACATTCAGGCGGTAGCCGTTGAAGTTGATCACGCCCAGCAGGGTGACGCCGTCATACTTGGACAACTCGGCTTCGATGCCGGAGGTCACGATGATGCCGCTGTTCTTGTCGGCCAGCTTGCGGAAGTCATCATTGTTCATCAGGACATCCGCGACGTTGACACCGACGATCAGATCCTTGGCGGGCAGGCCGCGCTTCGCCAGACCGCGGCAGATGTTGCGGACAGTGCCGGCGATGTCGGCGAAGGTGCGCCCGGATTCGCTCCACTTCTCGGAGCCGCCGAAGGTGTACAGGCCATCGTTGCCAGCCAGGGCATCGTAGTACTGCACGGTCGCCACGTTGCCGATGGTGTCCTTGTCCAGCATCTCATTGACGGAGAAGCCGTTGTTGATCATGGTCTGGGCGCACAGCCACTCTTCGGTGCGGGAGAAACGGCGCTCCAGGCGCTCGATGTCCTCCATGATGATGCGCACGGCGCGATCGGCCTCGGTCATTGTGGTGAGGATCGCCTCGCCGAAGCCGCGCTTCTTCAGATCGTCCAGCGTCAGCGGGCAGCTCTGCGCGATCTTGACCGGCACATAGTCATGGATCTCATAGCCCTGGCGACCGACCGCGATGGGGTCGGCACGCTCGACCATGAAGGGAGCCATGCCGTGATCGCCGTCACGATACTCGCACAGCACCTTGTCGGCGGCGTAGATGTCACCGGCCTCGGTGGGGAAGTAGCGATCACGGAAGAAGGTGTTGACAGGAGACAGGCCCTCCCACAGGCCCATCATGTAATAGCTATTCAGGATGTCAATGGTCATCGTTCATCCCTCCTTACACAGGCTGGACAGTGCCAAGGAGAATGCCCTTCGTGCGCAGGGCGTCCTTGTCTGCCTGGGTGATGGTATAGTCCTCGGCAACGATCAGCGCTTCGATGTTGAAATCGCCGGTAACGTACACGGGGACATTCTCGTCGCTGGTGGTGCCGACCGTCACATCCTCGGCGAGGACGCAGTCAGCGTTGCCGCCGCCAACGGTATACTTGATGGCGATGGACTTGGTGTTGGCAGGAGCGCTGTCAAACACGATCTGGCCGGTCAGAGGATGATAGGTATAGGCGGTCACAGCTGCGCCGTCAACCTTCACCTCCGTCAGAACGGAAGACGGATCGCCGCCGGGAATGACGTCAAACACCGTTGCGGTGCCGTTGCCGGTGGCGCTGAAGGTGCCGGTATCATCGGCGTCGCTCCCCAGCAGGATCAGCTTGCCATCAGCACGCTTTCCCAGCAGAGAGCCGCGCTTGTAGGTCGCTTCAGCCGCGCCCTTGGCAATGG